GGTGGCTGCTTGTCTTGCTCAGGCCACAGGTTTATGTTCTGCGCCTTCATCTTATCGACAGCCTGCTTTGATCCATCACCTAGGTTTAACATTAGTTCTCAATCTGATTGCACTGCTTGCAACCGTTCTCATTAACATTACAGTCAGGCATTACTCCAGCCTCCACTGCTTTAATAATCTTTTCTGCTTTAAAGAAAATACGGTCAACAACTTCGTAGTCAGCCTTGATCGTAAACTCCTTGTATGCCTGATTAGACTTTAACTCATACAGGAATACGATCTCTTTAGGGGCCTCAACGCCAAACATACGCTTAGACAGTTCCAAGTACATCTGTCCCTGCAGTAAGTGGCCTCTGAATGGACGACGGATATTCTTCCACGCTTTATTGAGATCACCATCTGCATCATACAAAAGATCTGGTGCTTCAAATCTCAGCGTTCCTTCACCAATCGATTTGATCTCAATTAAGAAGTCATCACCTAGATTCTTTACCCAGCCATCAGTATGTCCAGCAATACGTAACTCTGGATCTAGCATCTTTACTTCGTCATACCTTAAAGTCTTACAGTCACAATGCTGACATTTTTCAGGAGATAGTCCAGAGGTAATGCCGTTGCAGTTTATACACTTGAAGTCTCCCCATAGATTACCCATCTCATAGATGCGGTTCTGCCACTTCTCATGAATGAAGTGACCCTCATCAAATATGTTCTGCAATGTCAATCCAGGGTTCTTCTCCATCTTCTTGCCACCAGTAAGTAAGTAGTAAGAGTAGCGATGACAGAAGTCAGCCTTGATCATCTCTGATGGGTGAAGTACAAGAGTGCTTCGATCTCCTGGAGCCTTCTTCATAAGATGTCTTTCAATATGACCAGTAAGACGACTATCTGTCTTCTTAGTGTCTAAGTACTTCTGGAAGTCTGTCTTGGACGGCATTAGTATTCCTTGTCTATGCTGAAAATAAATTCTTCTAGAGTCTGTTGGGTTTTTTTAGTTTTCTTAAGTTTTTGCCACTTTCGCATTAGAGCATTTCTTTCTCGGTGGCTGAGTCCTCCCCATATCCCATGAGGCTCGTCTCTTCTGACTGCGTCCCATAGACACTCTGCTCGTACTGGGCAAGGGTTCTTTCCTGTTTCACCAAAACAAAATGCTTTTGCCTGGTTAGCGATGTCTTTGTACTGCTCCTTGTCACGTGGAGGGTAGAAGATATCCGTGTCTTGGCCTGAGCATCGTGCCTTGTATCTCCATGCGTACTCTGGTTCATCAAAGTCTTCCATGGTTGTCTAGGTTCTCTCTCATCTCTAGGAAGTCGTCTTCAAGAAGTATTACGTAGTTGATTCCGTCAAGATGAAGGCCAAACACTGGCATTCGTCCATCCAGAATTGCTTCTGTAGTTATCTTCTTTAATTCGTCTGATTTAATGGTTTTGGTTTTCTTGCCTGTCCACTTGTGTTCAATCAAAAGATCTGTTGATCGAACGTCACCTTTGCGAGACCAAAAGGCCCCAGACGCAGCGTTAGTAGACCCACCAATTTTTTTGGCCAGTCTCTTTTCATGCTTCTGGGATTGCTTCTGACCTTCAGTCTTCAAGTTCTATTTTGCCTTCCTCGTAACCCTCAATCAATCTAGGTACAAGGAAAAATAAGGCTTCTCTCCAGAAGCAAGTGCCACAACCACAGAACGGTTCCCCTGACAAGGTCTCAGGTATTAAGTCCTCAGTACCATCCCACACCGCTTCAAAAAGCATGTCGGTGTAATCCTCTACGCCCTTCTCTAGTACCTGTGCCCAGCCTTCATCATTTACAACAAACTTTTTAGTCATCGCTTTCCTCCGCCATTGGTAGGTCTGATGTGTCAAATACTAACTTTTGAATCTGTTCCTTTAAGTCAACTTCTTCACGAATACTTGCAATTACTGGATCAATACCTTGCCACTTTCTTTCGCCAAAGTAATACCATCCACCCTTACGTTGAATGATCTCTTTGACTACAGCAAGCGATGCAACTTCTTTTGCAAAGTCATACTCTCCTGCGGCACAGTCTCCGCCATTTGCAAAGTAAAAATCAAAGTAGGCAACACGTTGTGGTGGTGCTGTCTTATTCTTTAATGTGCGAACCTTGATGCGTTGACCAATGCGATTCTTATTACCGCTAGGACCAATCTCAATCCACTCATCACGACGAATCTCACAGCGAGTAAAGAATGCATAATTCTTTCCTTCACCTCCAGGAGTAGTGCGAGGATCACCGTGCATTACACCGATCTTCATGCGGTACTGATTGATAATGAGACCGAGCACTGGACGTTCATCTTCAACCAGACTGCGCTTGATTGCAGAACCAACTACACGAAAGAACTTATTGGTTAGGAGTGCTCCCCTTCCAACAGTCATCTCATTCATGTCCTTCTCCATTTCAGGGGCAGGTGAAAGGGCAGGAAGGGAGTCAATGACAATAGCGTCCACTGACTTTGATTCTGCGAACTCTATAACGGCTTGATAAGCCTCTTCCATAATGTTTGTTTCAATAACGATTACTTTGCTGGTATCCACTCCGCACATCTCTGCGTACTCTGGAACCCACTGCTCTGCAGCAACCCAGACAGTTGTGTGGTCTTCTTTTAGCGCTTGGTTTGCTGCGATTGTTTTAAGCGCGACTGCTGTCTTTCCATGCGATGGTTCGCCAATAAGTTCATTCCATTGATTACCAGGGAAACCACCACCAAGAACATAATCAAGAGTGGTAGACCCACTAGTAATACGAGGAATAAGATCAGACCGAATGTCAGACGCAATAACCACCACATTATTGCCAAACTTTTTGTTAAGGGTAGCAACAATTTTTCTCGCTTCATCATTCATTTAGTCTACTCTCCCGATAATTCCTTGTGGGTTCCAATTACTTTGAACATCATTACCTATAGCGCTCTTTGCGTTACCTTCAACTTTTGCACCAGTCAATGATCCGTAACGACTTCCTGATTGGCTTATTGGGTACCCACAGTCATAACAACGTGGGGCTGCGTTCTGTACAGACATGTAGTTTGTTCCACCACACTCAGGACACGATGCAGTTTGTGACGCACTCTGTGCTCGTGATGCTGGTTGTTGTGGTTGGACAGGTTGAAACTGAGCCATCGGTTGTTGCGACGGTGGCATTGGGTTGTTTACTGGACGAGGTGCTGAGACAGGCACCTGTTGCGCTGGTGCTTGTGGTTGTGCGTTTAATTGTTTAGCCCACCAATCAGCATTACTCACTTTGCTTCTCCCCACTTGTTAACAATTTTTACATCTGCAATAAGAGGAACTGTAATCTCTGGTAGGTGGATACCTTCCATCGACTCACGAATTGCTTCGGCTGTCTCTTCTGCTAGATCTTCACGAGCAACGGTAACCAACTCATCGTGGATAGTCAAAACAACATTCACACCTGGTTCATCAGTAAAACAAGAATGTGCTCTAACAATCGCTAATTTCATTAAATCTGCAGCAGATCCTTGAATTACTGTATTAAATGCTTGACGATCTGCTCGTGACTTTAGTCCTCGTTCTTGACTCTTTAACTCTGGGATATAGCGACGACGGCCAAAGATAGTTTCTACGTATGGTATAGGGGCTTTCCCAGTTGCTTGTCGAATTACTTTTGCTTTGTACTTAGAGATGTCATTGAACTGCGCCTCAAATCGAGCCAACAAATCTTTTGCATCTGTTACAGAGCAACCAATACTTTGTGCAATCTTCTCTGGTCCAACACCGTAAGCAATCGATAGAACTAACACCTTACCTGCTTTACGATCTACCTTCATGGTGTCACCAATGGTCGTGTAGATGTCTCCACCAGTCCTGTAGTTCTCTACCATGATTGGATCACCTGAGAATGCTGCAATGATACGTGGCTCAATCTGTGAGTAGTCAGCAACAATTAACTTGTATCCTGGTGGGGCAATAAACAAGTTACGAATAAGTTTTCCGTACTCACCGCTACTAGGGATGTTCTGTAAGTTAGGGTCACTACTGGAGAAACGTCCAGTCTCTGCTCCATGTGCTTTAAAGTTTGTGTGTACTTTGCCGTTAATCATAAGGCTCTTCTTATCAACAATCTTTTCTTTACCCATGGTTGTACGAGTAATCTCTCCACCTAGGTAAGGCATTACGTAGGTTGTCATTAACTTGTTTAAGTCTTGATACTCCAAGATTGCATCTACTAGTTCATCTTTCTTTCTGTAGAACTCCAGTGCATCAGAAGATACTGAGTAGTGACGAATAGTTAATGCTTCTGGAGTACTTGCAGCAACCTCTTGACCCTTTGTAGTAAGCGCAATGCGTATACGTAGGTTAGGGCGAATTCCTCTTCCACCTTCTTCTTTAGAAGAGAATAATAATTCTTGCTTTTCTTTTACTGAGTTCATGGAGAAAGGTTTGCCAGTTAACTTCCATGCCTTTGCTCGTGCAAGGTCGATGTCTTTCTCAAGACGTGCCTTTAATAGTGTGAGTTCTTTTACATCGATGTTGGCTCCAGCAAGTTCCATATCGCATAAGGCTGCTACAACATCCATCTCCAATGCCCATACACGCTTGAGACTTCCCTCCAGGCGTGGCTCTAAGGCCTTGTACAGTTTCCACGTAACCTCTGAGTCAAACCCTGAGTAATAAGCGACATCGCTAAAGGAGTGAACCTCAACCATGGCTCCAATACCTTTTTCAACCTTAACCTTCAGCGTTCTTTCTGCACACGCAGCAAGTCCTAGCATGTTCTTGTTGCGGTTATCAATAATGAATGAAGCCATCATTGTGTCAAAGAACGGCTTCTTAGGAACTTCTCCACGGTAATACTTAGCAATTGACTTCAAATCAAACTTAACATTGTGTCCAATCTTTAACTTGTTGCTAAAGAACAAAGGCTTTAATGCTTTGAATACATCTCCAGGAAGAAGTTGTGCTGGTGGAGCATCAAAGACTGGAGTCCACTTTGCTTCATTTTTTGAGTAATCTATCTCTTTTAATTCTTTACCCGCAGCAAGTTTGCGTTGACCACTTAGTAGTAATTCTTTATCCCAATGAAGGAACTCACCGTTCGGGTGTCCCATGGGGATTACGTCAGTGCGATCTTCTGTTGCTAATGAGATCCACATAACGTCGTTAACAACAGGTTGGATACGGTTTTCACCAACTGTTTCCACATCAAATGCAAATGCATCTACCTTGGAGTAAAACTCAACAAGGTCTTTTAGTTGTTCTTTTGTTGTAATGATATTCATGATCCCTCAATCTTTGTAGTGAGAAGAGGCCTGGAAACGGAAGTAAACAGGCCCCTTCTCTTGGAAGTGCAGTTACGCTACAGAACGAGCAACCTCAAGCATTTCGGAGCGAGGGGTCTCCCTAATTACTTCTGCTGTGAACGGTACAGCGGCTGCTACAGTCTCTGTAACAGCGTCACTGCTTAACTTCCATTCCTCTGCTAGATCGCGGCCACGAACGAAGTTGAGGGTATACTGCGTAGTTGGGCCCATACCTAATCGAGAAATTTCCCAGAACTCTTTATCAAGAGGTCCTTTGCGCTCATCATCATGCGCCTTCTTAATCTGGCGAGCAAGTGATGGTGGTGCTGTAAGAATTTGAACGCCCTGTGTCTCACCGCTAAGAACAAGGACATTGAATGCGAACTTCCCACGAGGCTTATCACCTAGTACATCGCATAGTGGGCAGTTGTCGCCCAAGCAAACAAAGGACTTCTTACCCTTAGGGCGTTCAATCCAGTGTTGTTCGTATGAAGCAAATGGACGATCTTCGAGGAACTTTACAAGTTGTGGTTCTTCGGAGAAACGGAAGTCAGTTGGAAAATCTCCATCTGTCTTTGTGACGAGAGCATCGATTGCATCCCATCCTTGTTGAACAGTTGTTCCTACTTTTGGTGTTGCAGTTTCGCTATCCTCGTCGAGGTATGCGTCTGCATCTACCTGTGGTTTTGTAATTGGCATTTGTTTCTTTCTGGTAATGAGGCCTAACGGCTCTCGGTGGATGTGATTTCCTTCCAGCGCTTTACTAAAGCCTCTGTAAGGTCTTCGTGTTGGCTCCACTCTACACGAGCAGAACCAAGTAGTCCTCTACGATTAAATTCCTCAATCGAAGATTCTATTAGTGCACGAGTATAAACTCGGTTGCCTCCAGTCTTCTCACCTTTAAGTGTTTTAGACCGAAGACGATATGGTGCACGAGGAATGTATCCCTTGCGTTCCCATAAGCGGATAGTGACAATAGTCTTCTCCAACGCAAGTGCTAATGCACCGATTGTGAATACCTCTGTCTCTATTCCACCTAATGTTTTAATGACGGGATTTGCATCCCAGCCATTACTCTCACCGCTTTTACGACGAGAAACTTTTGGGTCTAGATCACGACGCTTCTTTTTAGAACCAGGGATGTATTCAAGGTCAGCAAATGCTGCATCAATCTCATCTTGTCCACGTAAGCCTGCCATGTGTTATCTCTTATTCATCACTAACGCCCACACAATTTTCTGTGGGTACATAAGATCAATCTCTGACTCTGTTAGTTCGTCGTTGTAAAGAGCAGCCATTAAAGCATCCTCATCTACAACACGAATTGTCTTATACAGTTGATCTTCCATTCCTTTTTCAGTAATGATTTCATCTGCAATAAGTTCATCGATCTTACGTGAGACACGACGCTGCTTAACAACAGCGCCAAATCCATTTACCTCTTCAGGCAATTCAATAATAATGTTACCTTTGTCGTCTACTTCACCAAGTTCATCTAGTTGAGAAAATAGACGTTCACGAACTTCTTTGCTTTGTTTTTCTAAGAAGTCAATTTGTTGTTTAAGAAAAGAAAACTCTCGTGCATCTTTAATGAGCGGATCTTCTTCTCGTGATTCTGTTGCTTTTACTCTTGCCATGTTTCCCCCTATGGTCTTGCTTTCTGTAAGAACCCTATCAGACTACCAACAGTAAGATCGACTCCACCTTTAGCGTTGATACCTTGCCCATCAATAACTGCATCTGCTATAGCGTTCTTCTGCTGGAGCATATCATGTTGGCGCTCTTCAATCGAATCTGCAATCAACATGTCTTGAATAGTAATACTAGGCCAACGGCTGGATGCTCTCTTGATTCGGCCATTTCGTTGTACCGCCAGTCCTGCACTCCATGGTAAGTCGTAGTTGACGAGCAGGTTGGCGTTAGGAAGGTCTACCCCGTAACCCCCAGCATCTGACGAGATGAATACACGGCACTCTGGATCTGTAAGGAACTTCATCTTGCTTGCTTCTTTCTCCTTAGCATTCATGTACCCCGTGTATAAAGTTCCACTAACAGCGTCTTGGATACTTTCAAGCATCCCTACCCAAGAAGTAAAAATAACTACCTTTGCTTCTGGGTCAGTGTCTAGGTGGTCTTTGACATAAACTTTTAACGCATCTAACTTCGGGTTGCGGGTGACTCCTTCAAGTAAGTCTCTTGTTTTTAAACTGTTAATGTAGGCACTACCTTCACCCATGTGTTCGTCAAATTTATCTGAACTCTTATGCAAGAGGTTTGGGTCATCACACAACATACGAAGAGCGGTTATTTTGGACATGATCGAACCACGCAACTGATCTGCTGGACTTCCTGGTTTGCTATCATGACCGTAGTGAGCCATCAACGAGAAGTTAGCACCTAGCAACTGCTGTGCCTCAAAGAGTTCGTT